TCCAGAAATAGTATTATAAACCCTTAGTTCTGTTCCTACTATCTCTGCATCTAATACTGCATTTTCATTGACTCCGGCAGCGATCCAATCAACATTACCTAATTCATAGATAAAGTATTTCTTACCTACAACCATAGATGTCGCATCACTAGGAGTGATGACGTTAGGATCATATGGTAGTATTCCACCGAAACTTGTTCCGCTAAATGTTAATGTGTTTCCTACTATTAAGTTAGCAGTATCACTTACTGTTAATCTTCCAAGACCATTTATTGCTGTAGCAGTTATCGTCTTTATACCATTTAATGTTCTATTTCTATCATATCTGGTTGTGTCGTAGAATATGCTGACATAACCTGTTTCATTCTGTATGCCAGTGTTATAGAACATCACTGTTCTACCATTCAATGAAGTCACTCCGTCGATGCTTCCTATATCTGAAAGTCTAGCACCATTGATTTGACTGAATGGTAATGTGCTGACAACTCCTACAGTGTTATCACCGGGGAAATTATATTCATTTTGTGCATCCTTTTGTGGTACATCAAAAACAACTACACCGTTGTTTGCTCCGTTGTTAGTGACACCGTAAACATCTCTAGTCTGCACATTAGTTTGAGTTGGGTCGTAACCTGTTACGCCTGGAACACCTTGAATCCAAAATTGAGTTTGTTGATTAACGTTGAATGTATATCTACCACCACGCAACATTGTTATCGTAGGATTATTTGACCCAGCACCTGCGCCCTCTGCTCTTATATTATATGCACTAGGTAATGCTGTTACTTGATAATCATTTGTCGTATATACTGTTGATGCCGCTACCGTTACGGCGGGAGGACCATCTGGTAGCCAGTAATACTGACTATAATTGATGATCATGTCTAAATTAGTGAAACTATCCCAACTATAAAATTGGCTCTTAAACAGATCATTATTGTTGTTTGTGATAGCACCTTGTAATTTTAAAGAATCTAATATACCTGGATAACTGATAAAATCATATGCAGTTACTTCATTGTTCTTTAAGAATGCTACGCCCGGTTCTAACTGATAATCTCTACGAACCTTGTTTGGTTCTGTGACGTAATAATCTTTAGCGTTTACACCATAACCAAACTTACTGCCAACATAACCTTGTATCGTTTTTGTTACAGGGGGATTTACCAATTGGTCTAATGTTGCGGCCAAAAACTGACTATTAGTTTCAGTCTGAAATATGCCCGGTAGAAAATCTAGTGTTCTTATTCTGGTCATCTTATGCTACTTGTAATTGATCAGGTGTCAACGCTGATATAACTAAAATACTATCAGCCACTGCCGCGTTAACGAAAATTTCAAATGGTCTGCATTTGATCTCATATAGAGTCCCAAATGGTTGTGTTGGATCGTTTGGTACTAATACTGCGGAACTGATTAATTCTCCGCATTCATTATGTAGATATGCGCTTAATTCTGAAAAGAAGAATGTGTCACCGAAATTCCAATTATTGATATCGAAATAGTTATTCATAGCAGTCAATACTGCACTTCGTATCTCGCTATCGCTTGCGGTTGTATCACTTGTTTTAATCACTTTGATAGTACCTTGTAATGCTGGTGAAGCCTTAGGTCCAAACAACGGTTTGAACACTACGCTATTTAACACCACGCTATCACTCAACATTTTGTAATCTTGAATCTGACCATATGCCGCAGACAACTCATTGATAGTAGGTCTGCTTGGCTCTAACACTCTGTCAGTAGTATCTTGTATATAATTCTGATATTGAGTGTAGTATGCTTGTGTCACTACATACAAATCAATGATGTTTGTAGTTGCCGGATCTATGCGGGTAGTGTTGTTGCTATTATGGCGATACTGATAACTTAAACCTTGACGCCCCGGTTTAACACTATATTTTGTTTGCTCTACCAATACATAACTTGCTTGTGTCACAGTCACATCTTGTACTGTTTTGTAAAATTTATTATCTGTGTATGCATAGAACAATTGTCCTACTGGATAATCATATTTCACAACTTCAATTTGACTCTTTAATGCATAAGAATAAATCACATCTGTGCTTGGTAACAACTGTAGTCTGGATAGATTTATAGCATCTTCTACTAACTCAAAGAACGCATATTTACCAATGTTTGCACTACCCGGAGTCACTCCGGTTATCTCTTGGAAGAAGTCAGGATTTACTACAAGCACTCTGTTATTAACATCTGAACTTGCTACTTCAACTTCAAAATCATTTACATAACCATCACTTTGTACAGTTTGTCCTATGATATTAACTTTTGTATCTTTACCAATAGCACTAGTAGAGTTAGGTTGTGTGTTAACACCTAACATGTTAATGTAATCTTGTAATATCTTGCCACTGAAAGGATCATATACCAATTCATTTAATGCATATGTGAATCGTGTTTCATCTACGCTGCCGAAATAATAACGGTTTGATCTCAATAATATAGACCATTTGTTCTCTGCAATATTAGTAAACTTAACAAACCAATTTGGATATGCGCTTCCTAAGATCGACCAGCGTTCTTGGTTGATCGGTACACTGTTAGTGAATACTAATGTAAAATCTCTCTGTAATTCAATTTGTAGTATAGCCTGTTGTATAATAGTTACCGACAATGAATTAGTGAATGATGGAATCACTGTAGTTAATATTGCTCCATTAGGAACATAACCATTTAATGTTACAGGACCTACACCATTGCTGAAATTGCCTTGACCTGCATTGCTACCGTCTCCTACAACATTCAATACTGTAGTCCATATAAATGTACTATCTGCTGTACTAGCGATACCTGGCACTAATCTATTATTTTTGTCAAAATAATATCCTGCCGGTGCTATGAATTTTATCAACGCACCTTTAGTGACGTACAATAGATTATTAGAGGCAAGAGTTCCTATCATCACAGGAGTCTGTATGGTATTATCTAAGATATAGAAATATCCATTCTCATTATCACCGTTAACATTACTTGTATTCCAATATACAGTTCCAGTACCTGACGATTCACTTATGTCAAATCTTTTGTAATGGTCGTTTGTAGGGTTTCCGGTAGCGTTGAGATAATATTGAACTGCTCTATTTTCTGCTAACGCACCGGATAATGTATCTGTCAAGAAAGCGATTATGCTACTTGCATTAGTGACGTTTAATTCTAGGTACGCATTGCTATCATCTATCCATAATCCACCGTCATTACCTATACTATTGGTGCTTGAGTATTTTCCAGTAGGATCTAGTAAGTCAAGATTTTTTGATACACCAATCGAACTGCGATTGATTGCTTTTGATTTAATGATTGAACTGTATAATGTATATGGGAAGTTGTTATAGTCTTCACCATTAACCATACGATTTTGTGTATAGTAACGTGTTGGTGCACGTTGCTTGATACTTGGTAAACTTTCACGTGCCTGAGCATTGCTTACTGGCTGTGATAATTGCAAGCCAACCGTTAATGTTTCTGCACGACCTTCGCGGCTGATGTAAGTGAAGGCAACGCTGATACCTTGCATTTCTATCTGATCGATAGTATATGTCAAGCCATTGCTTGCGCGTACATAAGCACGGAATGTTCCGACTGGTATATTGCTAAACACACCATCACCGAAAATATAAGTTACTTGGTCATTGAAACGTGAGTTTACGCTGAAAATACTTTTCTTGCTAGTCTCTGTTTGTAGGTAAGCATCAGCATAGATGTTATCTACTTTTTCCCATAAAATTCTAGTGTTGTTATTATCATTTAATTGATACAACCATGTGTCTGTGTTGTTGACACCTTGAATATTGATGTCTACTGCTTGGTTAGCGATCTGTTGTTCTAACACGAAATCATAGTTGTTCAATATACCTTGCTTGAAGTAAAAGAAATATCCTGTATTTGCGCTAGCAAATCCAAGTCTATCATTTCTATAAAGCATATTGAAACGTCCTGTTGGTGCAGGCGGTATCTCATATAGATAATCTTCATCAACGCTAGTAACGCTGACTAGTTCGAAATCCATTGTTTGTCCATCGATAGTGCTAGTGAAAGGTACTATCGGTAATGTATTCTGCGGTATCTGCAAACTATATTCTGCTGTGTTCACACCTAATATGTCGCTGACGTTTCCAGGACGTCCTATCCTTTGTGTGCTTACTAATGCGGCATTGATGATAGTGTTGAATTGTTCAAACCAATTTTGGTTAGCAGGGTCGTTCCATAATATAGGAAGATTGCTTAGATTTACACCATTTAGATCAGTTATGCTTTGGCTAGTTGTGATGCTAGTAACTTTTAAAACACCCTCAGCACATAGATTGCGTTTTGGTGTGTAACTTACTAGATTCGCGAGTTTGATGACGCTATCACGGCGTTCTGCTGTATCGATAAAATTTTCACGGGCATTTAAGTCATTTCTAAATGCTAGACCTTGACCCATGAACGCCATGACATCAAGCAATGCGATAAATTCACTGCTCTCAATGTAGTCGTTATATGTTTCTGGATAATAGACACGCAGGTAGTCGATGAAACTCTTACGTAATGTCTCGTAATCATAACTTCGGAAGTCGGCCTCACGAAAAGTTTGATAGATTGCTTTCCAATCGTTGACCCCGAATAATGCTGCCTGTCTTGAACTTGTAGCCATAGTTTATCTCTAATTTAATATTTATCAAACCTAAAAAACCGAGTTTTTAAGATTGTACACGAGCTTGATTAGTACTGCTGTCGAAAAAGACGCTGAGTAAAAGAGCCTGATTAAACGGTTGTACGCCTATCTGAACTTCCATCAATATGCCATTTTCTTGAGGGTATGCTTTTACATAATCTATTAATATTCTAGGATCTTGACTGGCCACTCGTCTGATTTCGTTATCTAATGCAAATTGCATGTCAGGAGTGTTAGGTTCGAATACAAAATTCCATAATGTAGTACCATAACTAGGTTGTCCAACCTTTTCTCCTTGGCGTATGTTCAAAGCATTTATAAAATCTCTGATAACTAAATTTTCATCGGTTAATTTAAACTTTTTACCAGGATTGATGGGGTTTATCATAGAACCCACACCGCCACCTGTGCCGGTGGGCGCATTAGTTGTTTTAGGCTGATTTGCGCCTATAGTGCTGAATCCTACATATTGTGACATATTAGTATTTAGTTACTTTATGTGGCTGCCCCTATACCAGTAGCACTATCTCCACCTGCTACGTTAGGAGTTGTAGATGATGCTATAGCAGATGCTATAGCAGGATATTGGTTAGGTAAATCGTCAATTTGTGCTATTATTGTTTCCCATTCTTCGATGGCAGCGTAATACTCATCTCTTGCTTCATCTATAGCAGGGTCGCCAGCCGGATAGTTAAACTGCGTAGTTAGGTATGCATCTAGTTTCGCTTCAATGTTTGCTTCAGCCGCTGATCTTTCTTTTGTCAATATATCTGATTCAGCGATATAATCTCTTCCCTGTTGTTCGATATCATCGATAGTGCCTTCTGCGGCTTCATCGATTTCACCGAATGTAGGTGTCGGTATTCCAGGATCACCCAATTGACTTGTTACAGCCTCTGTTATAGTGCTTCTATCCGTAGTGTTAAATCCAACACTAGGTATCTTTATTCCCGACCCAGGACTTGCTAATGAGGACATTGCGCTTTGCAACTCGCTTGCGGCTCCTGCAGGTAGACCCGCAGATAATAGACCCTTTAGTCCATCTCCTGAACTTGTTGCTTTGCTTAATAAGTCTGATGCATCTTTTGTGAGATTATCTACCCCAGTCAATGCTTTGTTGAACGATCCTGTTATAGCATCCTTCAATGTTCCAGTACCCGGTAAACTTGGTAATTCCCCAGTGGCTAGATTAGTCACAGCAGAAGCCATTCCTTGTCCGCCAGGCAGTTTAGACAAACCGCTTGCTACTGAAGAATTAACTGTTGATATCAATCCTGATTTAATATTACTTGCTGTCTGTGCTAAACCTTGTGCCGATGTCAAAGAAGATGATAATGATGACGGGCTGGCAAATGCAGTGGCTACTGTGGTTGCAGTTTTTGATACAGCCGATAATTTACCAGTGACTGATGCTAAAGCGTTATTTCCAGTTACCGAGCCTAAAATAGTGCTGGCTTTCACTAAACTGTCAGCAACACTACCTGCATTGGGCAATATAGATTTTGCTTGATTTAACAGACCTCCGGCTGCGCCGCCTACCGCATCAACTAGTCCGCCTTGACCTAAAATAGAAGTACCTGTTTGTGATGCTATCTCATTGATGCTTGATTCTGAGGCAGCCATAGTATCTTCGGCCGATTTTTTAGCAATCTCAGTAAGATTCTGCGGCACACCTGCTTCTAATGACTTGAATGAGGCTTTGATTGCACTGAATGCAGATGCGGCTACACCTTTGGCTTGATCAATTACAGCATCAAGGCTGGGTGACTTGATAAGTGCATCTACTGAGTTCTGTATTCCACTTAAAGCCCCATCTAAGCCGTCGCCTATACCTGATGCAAAATTACCAGACGCAATATCTTTGATTACTCCATCTACTTCTCCGGCAACTCCGGCAATGGCTGCTCCTGGATTGCCTAATGATTTGACTGCATCTAATGTAGAGTTTAATCCGTTTTTAGTTGTGGCAAGAACTATGCCACCTATCTGGCTAGCGGTTTCGGCACCGCTTATAGCACCTGCTGATTGCAATGATGTTTGAGCCTGTTGTAATGTCTTACTCAATGACGCACCTTGTGCAGGAACGCTTGATATCAATTGTGGCAATGACTGCGCACCTTCTTGACCAGTAAACAAATTCTGTGTCAATGATTTAGAAACATTTCCAGTAGACTGAGCCAATGAATTAACTAATGCCGCGCTTCCGGGCTTGATAGTTCCCGCTTGCTCAAGTTGAGTTGCTGTCAATGCATATTTACCTACAGCAGCCTGAACACCTTGTGCTGTTTGTCCTATCGCGGTACCTTGTGTTACTGCACTTGCTAACGGTCCTACTGATGCTTGCTGTGCTACCGATCCTGCTATGGCACTTGTAACGTCAGAGTTTAGGGCCTTAGTAGCAGCCGGTATGCTAGGCACTGATGCTGCCGTAGCCGCGCTTACTGGGTTATCTAAGGCTGCC